TACACAGCATGTTGAAACCAATGTGGGAAGAGTTCACAGGAAGGAGCTACGATGGCAATGTCGCGAGCTTCCATGCAACAGCAGTTAAAGGGGAATAGGATGAAGAAGAAGAACGTAGGAGGTTTCTTAGAGACCTTCTCTCCGATTTACAGTGTCGCCAAGGGTCGGGGTCCAATATCCGATGCGCTCAGTGCTTTGGGTCCTGTCGCGGGCTTGTCTGGCCTTGCGGCAAGAGAGCAGAAGAAAAAGCGCAAAAAGAAAGAGGCTGGCAAGGCCGACATGATGACCGGCATGCAGGCCAATATGATGCCCGGTGCTGACAGGATGTCTGGTGGCGGCAAGATCGTCAGGTCAAAGCGCACACGCTCTATTGACGGCATAGCATCAAAGGGAAAGACCCGTGGCACCCAGCGGTAAGCGCAACTACAGGTCTGAGTATAAAAACTATCAGTCCACCACAACGCAAAAGAAGCGCAGGGCTGCTAGGAATACAGCAAGAAACAGGATGCTTGCTGCCGGGAAGGTGAGAAGGGGTGACGGCAAAGATGTCGCCCACAAGAATGGGAACCCAAGGGATAACAGAAAGTCTAATCTCAAGGCAGTTTCCGCATCGAAGAACAGGTCGTTCAAAAGAACAAGAACGGCAAGAAAGGTAAACAAGAGGGCATAGGAGGTTCTCATGAGAGCGGCAAAGATGCTCTGTAAGAACAAGAAGAAGCCCATCGCCATGAAAAGTGGCGGGTCGGCAGCGAAGAAAAAAAAGAAAATAAAGGTAGTCATCCCAAAGGGAACTCCAAAGTTCAATCTCGCAAGACCTTCACAGGAAAGGCGAGTTAGCTACTCAAAGTCCATGGCGTATGAGGCTGGCGGTGGCGTCAAGAAGATGAAAAAGGGCGGCAAGACGAAGTCGAGGGTCAACGAGGCTGGCAACTACACAAAACCTGCTCTCAGGAAGAGAATATTCAATAGAATTAAGGCTGGTGGAAAAGGCGGCGCTCCGGGTCAATGGTCAGCGAGAAAAGCTCAGATGACAGCCGCTGCCTATAAAAAAGCAGGGGGAGGGTACAGGGATTAAAGTTGATCCATGTCTTTCTTCTGATGGTTTATGTTGGAGCGGGTGAGGACAAGCGTCTCATTAGTAGCGATATGTATTTTCGCGATATCAATGAGTGCGTGTACTTCGCTCAACAATTGCACAAACAAGGGAACACAATCACCGCGTATTGTTTGCCTAAACTGGTAGACGAAAACACAAGAGTTTACTGATGGACCCAATATCTGCAATGGCGACAGCTTCAGCGGCCTTCAGCGCCCTGAAAAAAGGCTTTGCCATCGGCAGAGATATTGAATCCATGGCAAGCGACCTCTCAAGATGGATGGGCGCGCTCTCCGATCTTGATCAGGCCGAAAAAGAGGCCAAAAACCCCCCTATATTCAAAAAACTGTTTAGTGGCCAATCGGTCGAGCAGGAAGCTATCACTGCGTTTGCCAATAAACAGAAAGCAGAACAGCAAAGATACGAGCTAAAACAATGGGTTAGCCTCACTTTGGGTAGGTCCAAGTGGGACGAACTGGTCAAGATGGAGGGCCAGATCCGCAAGCGCAGGCAGGAAACGCTTTACAGACAAAGAGAACGCAGAAGAAAGTTTGTAGAGATTGTTGCTTGGACCATCATGATAGGGGCGGGCATAGCTGTTCTCACATCGTTTGTCTTGCTTCTCAAATCACACAGTGCAAATGCAGAGACTTATCCAGAGTATGTGATGTGCCGTCTCAAGGGGTGTGACATCATAGACGACAAGCGCGTTTGTATATATGCTGGTCCGAACAACACCATTGACAGCGTATGGATGGACCCCTCGGAGTATTCGCCAAGAGAGATACAGTGCAAATATAAGCCGAATGAGAAGAAGCCGCCTACTCTGAGGGAGACATTGGAGGCGATTAGAAAATCGAGACAATGACATGCCCTTGAAGAAATCACAGAGAAGTCTGAAGGCTTGGACGAAGCAGAAGTGGAGGACAAAAAGTGGCAAGCCGTCCACGCAGGGTCCGAAAGCTACCGGGGAAAGATATCTACCGGCTAGTGCTATCAAGTCACTTTCGTCGAAGGAGTATGCGGCAACGACTAGGGCAAAGCGGAAAGCTAGGAAAGCGGGCAAGCAATTCTCAAGGCAGCCCAAAAAGATTGCCGCTAAGACCAGAGCGCACAGGAGAAGCAGCTAATGGCAGTAGTGACGCCTGATCTTCCTGAAATATTTGAAGAGGCTTTTGAGAGGGCCGGTCTTCAAATGACCACGGGATATGATCTCAAGACAGCCCGAAGAAGCCTCAACCTGTTAACATTGGAGTGGCAGAACCGTGGACTTAATCTCTGGACTATCGAAGAGGGCACACAGGCTCTTACAGCAGGGACGGCAACTTACACGCTCCCTACGGACACGATTGATCTCATTGAGCATCAAATTAGAACCGGCACTGGAACGTCTCAGGTCGATACCAATGTCAGTCGTATCAGCGTTTCGACGTATGCTAAACAAAGCTCAAAAAATACTCAGGGACGCCCTAACCAAATTTTTGTAGATCGTCAGGCCACACAGGTGAATGTCACTCTGTGGCCTGTTCCTGATTTGAGTACATACACCCTTTTCTATTACAGGCTAAAGGGAATAGACGGAGTTTCGTCCGGTATTGGAACAACGGCAGATATGCCGCCAAGATTTGTTCCGTGTCTGGCGTCTGGGCTTGCTTATTACATCGCGATGAAGAAGCCCGAAGTGGCGGCCCGTGTGGCACCGCTTAAACAAGAGTATGAGTTCCAGTTTGAACTAGCGGCAGGCGAGGACACAGACTCATCATCTATCAAGTTCGTGCCATACAACACATTCTACGCAGGAGGCTGAGATGCCAACATACAGAACTAAAACGGGCAGTAAGATCAAAGAGAAGAAGCCTATACCAAGGATCACACAAAAACTTCTCGGAATGAAAAATGTTCGTAAGACAGCTAAAAAGAAAGCTGGCGGACCCATGAAAAAGAAGGGCTACGCCATGGGTGGTGCCATGAAGAAAAAAGGCATGAAGAAGGGCGGAAAGCTCAAGATGGTCACCAATGATCAGGGCCAGAAGGTTCCGTTCTTCGCTGCTGACGGCAAAGGCAAGATGGCCAAAGGCGGTATGATGAAGAAGAAGGGCTACGCCATGGGCGGGGCTATGAAGAAGAAGGGCATGAAAAAAGGCGGCATGATGAAGAAGAAGGGTTATGCCAAGGGTGGATCTGTAAAGGTCAAGTCTGGCGATACCCTGTCTCAGATTGCAAAGTCGAAGGGCTTGACGCTCAAAGCTCTGCTTGATGCAAATCCCGGCATCAAGAACGCAAACATGATTCGTGTTGGCCAAAGCATCAAGATTCCAAACACGATGAAGCCGGGTGGCTCTGGGGCTGTCTCCAAGAATCCATACGCTGGTTTGTCCAAGACGCAGATGAACATGCTGCGTGCCAAGGACAAAGGGACTCAGAAGGCCGCTACAAGCGGCATGAGGGCGCAAACAAGGACAACCGCGTCACCCACCAAGACAGCAAAGGTCAAGGCGTCCAAGGACGGCACAGCCACAGCAATGGCCAAGGCTCGTGCGCGTCGTGCGGCTGCTAAGAAGAAGCCCGTGATGATGCCGACACCGAAGCCAGCGAAGCCAAAGGTCAGCCGCCGTACAGGCAGAAAGGCCATGGGCGGCATGATGAAAAAGAAGGGAATGTCTAAGGGAGGAATGATGAAGAAAAAGGGAATGTCTAAGGGTGGCGTTGCACGGGGAACCGGGGCGGCGACACGGGGTAAGAGGTTTGGCAGAGCCGGTTAATGCCGTATCTACAGAGCAATATACCCCACTTCAAATGTTGGGTGCGCCGTGAGTATACCCATAATCACAGCGCGTATCATGGTGAGTTTTTGCATGCTATGGCAATCGCAGTAACTACAATTCCGAACCGTTGTCTGAGCTTTCAGATGATATTCACCGGCTGTGAGGTCGATGATGAAGGCGGTCAGAATGTGCATGGTGGTGCCATGTGGGCTAGGATGCCTATTACTGCGCTAACTGGGGACACTTTGTTTGAAGAGTGGCCTGAGCCAATGCCTGTACATGCAGCGCAACCATGGGACTGTTCGTCTAGGAATCACTCGGTGTATGTCATGGACAGGGCCACGCCCTGCCCGTGGCTTGCCAAAGTTGATGGCGAGTTCTACCCAGCAAAATACTATTTCACTGTCGATTATACAGACAGTGAGATCGCGGATGATCCCGCACAACACAAGCAGAGCCATGTTCTTGAGCTTTTGGACGCTGGAAAGTGGACAGGCAATATTGTGGCTCTGCCAAACAACAGGGTGAGAGTAACGCATCCTGCATGGTTTGAGACGGGAGAGGGTGCGCCCGACTTCCTTCCTTCCCAATATGTGCATTACTCAAAGTCTGATCTGGACTACACCTTGGATACGACTCAGATCTTCGACAATTTGTATGCGGGTACAAATGATGACTAACGCCAGAGGTAAATACGCATTTGGTTTTTGCGACAGGACAGGGTTCAGATATCCTCTGGATCAGCTTGTTGACGAGTATCAAAATGGCGTGAAGACCGGCCTCAAGGTTGGCTTTGATGTTGTTGATCCTGATCATCCTCAGAACTTTCTGGGAAGGGTCAGGGTCGATGACCCTCAGTCGCTGAGGGAGCCAAGGCCAGACAGAGATGAGCCTGAGTCGATATCACTATTAGGAAGCGATCCCTTCACAACAGGATCATCAGGATCTAGTGTCATAACCGTGAAAGAAGTCAATCACGGTAGAAGCACATCAGATACTGTTAGGTTTAGGGGTGTTGATAATTTTGATGGCATAACGAAAGCAGTTGTCGAGCTATCGTCTGGCTATTCTATAACAAAGGTGGATGCTGATACTTATACATTTACCGTTAGTGATACGGCAAACATTGGCAACAAGAGCGGGGGTGGCGGTATAGCAAGCGCAGGTCCCGTTACGCCGTTAGCATAAGAGGGACAAATGTCTTTTACTTTCGCTCAACTAAAAACAGCCATACAAGATTTCACCGAGAACGCAGAAACGACCTTTGTGACTAATCTTCCGACGTTCATTCGTGCAGCGGAAGACAGAATATTCTACATGGTGGATCTGGAATACTTCCGCAAAAACGCCACGAGTGCCGTTAGCCAGAACGATCCATTTTTATCTCTGCCCACAGATTTTTTGGCATCATTCTCTCTTTCTATAACAAACAGTAGCTCCAAGGAGTTTCTGCTTCCGAAAGACGTTAACTTTATTCAAGAGGCTCACACAAACTCTGCGACCACTGGCACCCCCAGATACTACGCTAGATTTGATGTCGATAATCTGATTCTAGGGCCAACGCCCGATAGCAACTATACATGCGAGTTCCATTATTTTTATAGGCCCACATCTCTAACCGCAGGAGCAGATAGCGGCACAACGTGGCTGAGTACAAACGCTCCAAATGCCTTGCTTTACGGCTCATTGTACGAGGCGTATATTTATATGAAGGGTGAGCCAGACATGCTTCAGTTGTACGAAAAACAATTCACTGAGGCGCTGTCGAGACTAAAAGACTTGGGAGAGGCAAGGGAAAACACTGATGCGTACAGGCAGGGTTTGCCTACTATGCCTCGCACATAAGGAGTAGAAGATGGCGACATCCAATGCAGCAACGAATTACCTAGAGCGGAGAATATTGGATTTTATATTCAAGAACAACTCGCTGAGTTTCTCCTCGCCGGGTGACAGCATCTATGTCGGCTTGGCAACCGCGGTATCTGCGGCAGAGACAGGCTCTGTTACAGAGGCTGACTTCACCAACTATGCTAGGGTGCAGGTTACAGCTTCAAACTGGACAACGATTGGCTCTGACTCTACAGACACGCAGACAGCTACAAACGCAGCCAACATCGACTTTCCGGCGGCAGGAACCACTACTGCCGACACGATCACTCATGTGTTTATTGCGGACGCCTCGTCCAGTGGCAACATCCTGTTTGTTGGCGCACTCGATGCCAGCAGGACTATTGACGACGGCGACATCTTCCGCATCAACGCAGGGAACCTCACAATTGAGTTGAAGTAACATGGCACTGGTACTCAAGGATCGCGTCAAGGAGA